TCACCATCTTCCTCTACTGTAATAGTTCTAGTCATCAGTCAAGTCCCAGATCAATTTCACGATTCCCCATCATCAGAGACTTGAGTTCTGCCCAGCGTCTTGCCTCTTTCTGATGGTAACTGATCCACTCATTACAGACAGACAGCATATCTTCATAGCATTGACGAGGGGAAACATCTGCATCTCCCATGTAGTCAGAAAGGCAATCATCCATCCTGCTGCGGCGCTGCTTAGCATACTCAGCGTTCCAGTCAACATTCAATTCAGGGCGTCCTTCAATCACACCTTCATGTCCAGTCATAGCATTTTGTCGAAGACCTGAATATCATAGCATAAAAAAGGAGGGGTCGCAACCCCTCTCAACTCCTCCACCTGGGCTCGAACCAGGGACATTCTGATTAACAGTCAGACGCTCTACCGACTGAGCTATAGAGGAATGACACCATCAGATGCCTTTAATTTTCTCGAAATCTTTCTCGAAGATTGCCATACCAGCGTCAGTAAGAACATGATTGTACATCTTCTCAAAGACAGAGGGTGGCATAGTCACAATGTCAGCACCGTTATAGAATGAACGGGTGACCTTATATACATCACGAATAGAAGCAGCAAGAACCTGAGTTTTTACACCCTGGATTCTATACAGTTCAGAAATAGAACGTACCACTTCAACACCTGCGACAGAATTGTCATCGCAACGCCCAACAAAAGGAGACACATAAGCAGCGCCTGCTTTAGCAGCAAGGATTGCTTGGGCTGCACTGAAGATGAGGGTAACATTGACGCGAATGTTAGACTGAGAGAGGTACTTACATGCAGTCAGTCCATCAGGAGTACAAGGTACTTTGATTGTTGCGACATCTCCAAACCTACCGTGAAGACGCCTACCTTCCTCAAGCATCTCAGTCCAGTTACCACCAACTTCCATACTAATATCCTGAATACCGAGTTGCTTCAGTTCAGCATACACTTCTTCAGGATCACGATCACTCTTACGAATAAGAGTAGGATTCGTAGTCACACCATCAATCAATCCAGTAGCAAAAAGCCGTGCGATCACAGAGGTGTCCGCAGTGTCAAGAAAGAGTTTCATAAACATCTGATAATGAAATTTCCCCGAAGGGAATGGAGAATAGGAGACTCGAACTCCTGACAGCCTGCTTGCAAAGCAGGTGCTCTACCAACTGAGCTAATTCCCCAAGGAGCCACAAGTCGGACTTGAACCGACGACCTACGGTTTACAAAACCGTTGCTCTATCCAGCTGAGCTATAGTGGCGCGTTCTTTTCTTCTTTGTTGAGTTTGAAGTAGAGTTTGTAATACCTCTTCTTCATCTCATCAATGGTATCCATATCTTCTTGGAAACCCATGTACTTGAGGAGTTGATATGACCCCTCAAGTTCACTGATTAATCTTAGCACATTGATCGAAGTTCTGTCAAGTCCTCCGAAGGAATATTTGCTAATCTGGGAGTTGGGAGCACTCATCTAAATTAATCTCATCAAGTAAAGGGTGTAGTCCTTCTTCCATCATGTAGGATGATCCTCGATACAGATCATCTGGACTATACATGTAGGATTCTCTTGCCTCTTTGATAATGTCAGAACCAGGATCTTCTTCTAGTTCATCCCAAGTGAATGGAATACCATTCAAAAAGTAAACCTTAACTAATCCCTCCCCTTTAAGATAACGGTACTCCCAGTAAACTTGCATGTACTCGCTCATCTTTTCCACAACCTACTAAACGGACATTTGCTTTCTTCCTCTGTTCTCTTCTTGATGATATCCCAAGCGTTGAACTGAGTGAAAAACCTCAACTGTGTATGTTGATGATGTTTTTTGATAAGGTCCTTAGGGGGATCTCCTTTCTCCAGACTGAAGGTAGAATCACCTCTCCTTGAATAGAACCTTATGTAGTATAGGGGAGTTCCTTTCGGTAACCAGAGATTTTGATCAAAATCTAAGATTTTTACTCCAACAACCAAGGGTCTAAACCAAACAGAGATTGGAAAAGTACCAGGAACAAGATCTATACCGTGTCTAGAAAGTAGAGGGTGTGGAACTTGCTCAATCCATACATCCTTATCTCTTGTCCAGAGAGACAGGTTGTACTTCATTTGTATTTCTGGATATTCTCCATTTAACCAAGTGTCTGCAAGATGAAAATATTCATCAAATGCATTTTGGTTGAGGTTTGTTTGAAGATATTTATCCTTTGAGTTGTAATGGATACCAATGTCAAAGGGTTGGGAAATGATCCAAGTATTCTTGCCCCACTCTTTCCACGCTGGACACTTTGAGTGATCGTAGCGTGTATCATATCCAGATTTAAATTTTTTAGGTGATTCTACATAATCCTCTGGTAGAGGGTCAGTGGTAGGATCTTCGCCAATAGAGTAGGACCAGTATACTTTCTTCATAACAAACCTCAATAGGACGAGAGGGACTTGAACCCTCACGGGCTAATGCCCAACAGATTTTAAGTCTGGTGCGTCTACCACTTCCGCCACCGTCCCAAAAAACTCAGAAGAGACTGAGTTGATTCTGAGGTTCTGCTGAATAGGTAGGTGGATGAAAATTACAATACTCGTTGAATGTAATCTTCATCTCTTTGTCAGTGAGGTTACAATGCTTCGCCGCCTTTGGGAGGTTCCACTTCGCTGTGAACAGCATCTCCATCGCTTCCCTCGTCGCTGGTCTCATCTAATGCCTCCTGAATTTCTTGCTCTAGATCGGGTTGAGTTTGTCCTACCTTAACACCCTTGGCACCAATAGGACCATCGGGAGCAGGTTTCTTCTTCAAATACTTGGAAGGGTCAACCTTTCGGGTCTTGCCTGCGTTTTGCTTTGCACGTTTGATTGCTTCGATGGCATCACCCACCGTGACAATCTCCATTGCATCCTCGTCAGGGATTTCGATGTTGAAGCACTCCTCAAGGAACATGACAAGTTCAACAAGATCAAGAGAATCTGCCTCAAGATCATCGACGAACTTGCTGTCCCAATGGATGTCTTCAATCTCTACTCTGTCCATCAAAGTTTCTTTGATGGCAAGACGAGCAATTTGGAGCATGGTCTTCTTAGAAACCTTCTTGGATTCCTTGAGAAGAGTACGAATTTCTGAATACGTCTTGTTATACGGCATTATATTGAAAAAATAATTTTTTCAGAGCGGGCGATCGGAATCGAACCGACGACATCTAACTTGGAAGGATAGCGTTCTACCGCTGAACTACGCCCGCGTGATACACAACCTCCTCTTCAGGAAGGGAGTTACGAACCACCTCAAGCACCCGAAGGAACTGATCACCATCCTCACAATCAAGGACCTTGGTGTCACCCTGGTCACTGAACAGAGTGAAGCGGCGGGCAGCGATGTCAACGGTGCAGCGGGCGACAGTTGCTTCGGGCATGGGGGTTGTTTGTTGATTACCTAGTAATTATAGCAAGGATCAGGGGTCTTGGGAACCCCATGTGACACTTCGTGAATTGGCACGGCGGATGGTTTGCTGTGCCTTGTCGAGCAGACTGATGCCAGCGTCACGTCTGGTCCTGTAATAGTTATATGCTTTTGTCTGATCGGTGTCTGGGTTAGAAAACTTTTCTTTAGTTAGTTCCTCCACATAATCGTCTAGGTGCTTGTGGAGGATTTCTTCTAAGAAGAAGGCTTCCTGTTGTGTAATTGACATGAAGTACATGCATTGACCTCTAAATTCTACAACATCTTTCGATCATTGTCAATTCAGATAGATTCCGTTATTACATTCGATTTTGAATTCTTCCCCTGCTGCAGTCATCTTTGCTGCGCCAGTGGCAATCATTTCAAAATCTTCAGTGCTGATCTTGGTAGATGTCGAACCAGTTTTAATTTCGTAACCAATCTCCGTTCCATACGAAGATGTTGTTGGAGGAGTTGCATCCATACCCTGAGGTGCTCCCCCAGGAATACATTTGATGGTATCTCCAGTTACGTTCAGTTTTGCTTTGCCAGTAACATCGGTGAACATGTTCTTACCGACGTTCTGATAATAACATCCTTTAGCGTTGACCCTCATATCACCTTCGCTTTCAATAGCGAAAGTTGAGGTTGGTTTCATAACCTTGATTGTCTTGTTGCCGAAGATTTTTTCGACAGAATCTCCACCCTCTTGGAGATCACAGGTCATGAAGGTTGCAGTGTTGGTGAAATCATTCGATTTAATTTTGAGTTTGCCCTCAGCCTTAATCGCCATGTTTTCATCTGCCTGGAGAAGCATAACTCCTCCACACTTCATTTCATAATTACCACCAATCTGTTCATACTTATTACCATCCACCTCAGTGTGCATATCGCCCTCAACATAGAGGTGGGCGTCACCAATCACCTGGATGACAAGTTTATCCTTTTTAGGATCCTTGCCAATCTTGATAACACAGTTATGATCTACGATCTCAACTTTGTCTTCACGAGTAATCATGTAGGTATTACCAGTTTCATCAAAGTCAAGAAAGTTACCCTTGGCATGGAGTAAGCGAACTCTTTCTCCATTCTCAGTATTATTCATCTCAAAAACATGTCCAGCAGATGTAGTCTGAACGTAGTTCCTAGGATATTCAGTTTGCTGTCTGGGACTTTCGTTTTCCTTGTTGGTTGCTTTATCGCCACCTAAACTTAACTGGATGTTCTTCTGCTTCTCGGCAACATCAGCCTCAGTTTTAGCATGTAAATCAGTATGTGCCATTAGTTACTAAGAGCAGGGTGTCCAACGCAGTCGATATATTCCGTCAATGGGAGTGTCTCCTTGGTCTGGATAGGTCCAGCATATTCATATACAGGAACAATTTTAGCACCATATCCAGTGGGATCAACGATCTTAGGTTTAACAAACCCAAGCGTCTTCTTATTTAGATTCAATTTAACGATCTTACCTTCGCTGTCGATAGTTGCATCACCAATTTCTTCATCACCAACAACAATCTTAGGATCAGTATAGTTCTTACCTACAAAGGTTGGTGTAACATCGGTCAGAATAGGAATAATATCTGAGCATCCAGCATAGATTGCAGTTGCATCGGGAGGGATAACCAGTTGTGCTTTCTTAGATGCAAAGTTCAGTTCAAATTCATAACCAGATTTTGTCTTCAACTTAAGTCCTGGTTGTACATACTTATTGTAAGTGATATTAAGTGTAGCAAGTAATACATCACCAGATCCCTCATAGTCAAGATCAACAACCTGCATGACTGCTGGTTGAGTTGTACTTACAACACCATCTGCAGTCTCTACCTCAAGGAGAACGTCACCAACAT